AAGCTCATCCCGTGGTTAGCACTGTATACTGGTGGTAGCATACCACCCCCTAGTCGCATGATACTCTGAGTTTTTACATTGTTCAGCAACGTGGGTTTTCTAGTCTTTTTGTCTACCATTAAGAGTTCGTTGCTTGTAGTTAGCCTATACCCTGTAAAAACTCTTTTCACTGCGTGGTTTACACCTTTAGACACGACCTCGTGTAAGATATACTGAGGAAATATAATAGCATGACCTGGTGGTACCACTGTTCGACTCTTGAATTGTTTGAATAATTCGTATAATTTCTTGCGTTTTCCTCTCAATTCTTTGAGATTCTTTTTGAGCTCCTCTTTCTCATCTTCATCTTCAGTGTCTTTAATCTTTTTCTGAACAGTTCCAATGGATTTATCAAAAATAGCACCTGGTTCCGCGAAACCCCCACTTTTAAGACTGTACAGATCTACACCTAGATGAGAGCCTGGTATATAGGAAAAGGCCTGCGGATGTTTGCTTGTATTGACCCAGCCACCAAATATAATATCTCCTGGGGCGATATTTCCAGTCGATTTTTCGATAATATCACGATGCCAAGCCTCTGCTGTTGGTTCTTGCATCGCCGGGCGATTCATCATCCTGTCAAAAAGAACTTGTGATTTTAATTTATTCGCAAATTTGTGATCAGGATAACTACTCACCAATGGTTTCAAGAGTTTGTTTTTCACAGATTGGTTAGCACGATTTCGTAAATCTCTAACAAACATATTGTGAAACGATGCTGGGTTTCCGTAGGCTCCAAATCCACCAAGCACGTACAGAAGATCTTGATTATCCGGATTCTTAGAGGGATTACTCGCGGAACGTAAATATTCAGGAAATGTTAAACACGCTTCGTCAAATTTCTTACCAATATCTGTCAATTCGCTTGGTGAGTACACTGGAACAGTAGTCACCCCAATATACAAAAGCTCCTTGACGGGATCAGAGGTGTCTATATTACCTGTGTAATGAATAATATTCTTTCCTTGTGCCTTGTAGAATGATTTAACTACTTCAAAATGTTCCAATACTTCCATCGCAATCTCTTTGTTTGCTCCCCCCTCTGTAATATCTGGACTCTGGAATAGCACTCTCACACACATGCTAATGAATTTCTCTTTGGCTACAGTGTCTAGATTATCTAACAACGTAGTGTCTCTTTTTTTACAATATTCATCAATTGTCATTTGATTGTCCATATTTGTTTAATGATGAATATTCATTTTTTATAATTGTTGGTGTAAAATTGTTACGTAATTTGCTCAATATCGATGGGTTGATTCATACCTTTCCAGGAAAAACTATAGATACTTTCACATCTTACTCTATAACCATGTATTTTTCTAGCACCCGCCTCTATCCTAAGGGATGAGTTGTTGAATTCATCAACCATTTTTTTGACTAGATTTTCTGAAAATTTCGAACTACAGCAACACTTAACTTTTGGGTTTTTGTTAGACACAGTACACCAAGATGTTCCATTCGGATCAAAACAGGCGTTCTTATTTTTTAAGCAAATCACGGGATTGTCGCTATCGGGATCTGTTATAGGTTTTCGGTCGCTTGGCTTGCTTTGGCAATTGTCCGCGCCATCGACACAACCTACCCCGCCAGGCCCCTGAGCTGCGTTAGCAGTAGAATTGCTACAATTATCTTCAGCTATAGATATAATACCCATTATAGAATTGATAAATACTTTCTTGAACGCGTCTTGAACTTGGCATGGTCCTTGGCTTTTATCACTACATTTACGAGGTTTATTGGGTACAATTAAATCAACTTCATTTTCTCTATATCCATCAAAACCAAGATATTGTGAATCTACGTAATACAAACTATCTTTTTCAGCATTCTCGTAACAAATCTTCACAGCTTCTGTCCATGTTTCCCAGTTATATTTATCAAATGGTACATTATCGTTAGAAAATGTAAAACCACCGTTTACAGTATTAGGCCATTTTGGAATAGTAGCAGGAGTTTTTTCAAAAGCGGTATCGGGTGCTTCTAACGTTTCAGGTCTTAGGTTCTTAATTTTAGCCAACTGGGCCGAAGCTGCTTCCGGGGTTACAGCAAGCCACTGATCCGCACTCTGTTGTCCATATAATCCACCTTTGGAATTACCAGGAGCGACGAGTTTACCTATCCCTCCCATGCCTAGAACATTACTGTTGAGTGTTGCTAGCCATTTACGCCATTTACTTTTTCTTCGACTCTTATCCGACGCGATAAATTCTGATGGATCTATATCGGGATAACAAACAGTATCTGGACTTTGTGGGCATTCACAACAGTTTTGGAATGGTGGGTTATCTACTAGAGTCTTACTACAATTATTGTTATATCTTGCTACAGTGCCTGAATCCATTGGGTACATACCTGCTATATAATCAAAAATGGTTGTAACATTTAATAACACCCCAATTGTCATATCATCTCCCTTGTAGGGACCAAACACATATTGGGGAAAGTCTTTACGCCAATATGTTGTTGCTATGTTGTAACAATTGGTTCCACCTGGTAATATAGACGTGAGCCAATCATTTATGTCGGTCACGTTTAAAATTTTTCCACATGTATCAACTGAAGCACATTCATTTGTTTCGGTGGTCCAGTTGTATTTTTCACAAATATTTGACATTGGTAACATTGATATTAAAAACCCTCCCTGTGGAGCACCATCAACGTCGTAATTTAGATTGTTGAAATAGTCTACTATCTCATTTTTATTTACATAATTGGAATCTTGAGAACTTGTAACTAATAATACTACGGCTAAAATAATTAGTATTAGTACTGGAATACCTATAATTAACCAATTTATTTTGATCATTTATATATTATCAATATAAATGAAATTTATCCCATGTAAGGGAATGATTGCTTAGTCCCACACAACTCGCAAGTTACAAATATTCCCCCGTTACGATGATCAAATCGCAAGCGGTGCTCTTCAATACATACTTTTCTTTCCCATTTCGTAAAATAATGACTTGCTGTAATCGGGCGGTGTCTCTTTGGAGATTTTACATAATGTTGAATTGGTGCAACGGGTGACGCAAAACAATTCCACGAAGCTTTCCGTGGTGGTATGGGTTCAAATATCCTATCACAACGACAAATAGGACAGGTTCCGTCCCATTCAGTTGAGCATTCTAGGCAAAAAGAGTGACCGCACGTCCAAGAACTCTTGTATGGTTTACTTTGTGTGAAACAAATACCGCATTCTTCTTCACTCATATTTTATTTAGTAACATACATTTAAAACAACCCAACCTATTTTTCGATCCATCCAGATTCTATTTTCATCTCCGGGTTTCTTTTTATCTTTCCAACCGATGTTTATTTCTGCCCACATTGGCTGTAGATTAGTATAATGCCAACACTTGAAAGCTTCCTCTTCGATAGTGGGATCGAAACGCGACTGGGCCTTGAAGTGATCGATATGCCATTCGCCTTGATTCTCCCAAGTCATACCTTCGTCGAACTGGCTTTCTAGATGATCTAATAGTTCTTTGTAGGTACAACCGACATACTGTTCAGTTCTACAGGTCTTCCTATTACCTTTAATCCAATTATAGAAACCAGAACTTAGAAGGTGGTGTAATTTAAAAATTGGATCATTGTGACGTCGATTTTTCATGTATGATTTCATGTATGCTTTTATTTTTGCTTTCCCCGCTTCTGATTGACTGTATTTTTTCTGGGCTGCTTTCCTTTTTTCTGTTTGCCTGTATTTTTTCTGGGCTGCTTTCTTTTTTGCTTTCCCCGCTTCTGATTCTCTGTATGCTTTCCACTTTTCTGATTGCTCGTATGCTTTCCTTTTTTCTTTCCCCGCTTCTGATTCTCTGTATGCTTTCTTGTATGCATTCATACACTCTTTACACCTCGAAGCTCTCCCGTATTTCCCAGTTTTCTTATTGTGATACTCACTAAGCAGTTTCGTTTCGCCACACTTTGTACATTGTTTCTCCATTCTTAATTTTATCACTTTTTTCACGTGATTAAATTCATTTTATGAGTTCGTTCATTGCTAAACACATTGTTTCGATGTCATCTGTCAATCTCCGAATTGTCTCTTCGGGGATTTTCACCTCTTTAGAAAAAATTTCGTTTGTCACAACTTTCATTAGTTTCCCCATTAACACTTCCCCCCTGTAATAAATCTCCCAGATTTGATAGGGAGGATCTTTAGTACATAATAATAATCCCTGACCGTCTCTTCTACTCATTCTAATTATTATAAATATAACTTGATTTTTTAGAACTCGCAAAAAAATATCCCAATCCATAAAGCTCTGGAACAAGGAAAATCAACACAAGTCTTACGTTCCTATCCATTCCCGGTTTGACCTCTTTAATAGTTCTAATCAATAGAAAAACAATCAAACAAACTTCCATTAGTAATATCAATAGCGCTAGAATAGCTATGATCATACCATCAGTTGTCTTGACTGTTTTATCAATTGTATGTCTAGTAGAAAATTTGCTTTTCTTGGGTGCAAATTTTTCAGCCAATACATTAACCCCGCGTTGTATAAAATCCGCTGTTAATAACATATTTACTTAAGGTAAGAGAATAAATTCAAAACAAGATGGAAAGAAAAAGTGTAAGAGAATTAAAAAAATTAGCTCGGAATAACGGGATAGATACTACTGGGATGTCTAGAGCAACTTTAGAATATGAAATTGCTAAATTGGGTGATAGTAAAGTCAAAAATGTCTATCAACCTATCGCTCAATTAGGAGTCAAAGGTCGCGATGGTAAAGTGTTTCTTGTGAAAACGAAATCCGGGCGAACATATGCTAAAAAACAATTTAGGGGTAATAGATCTACCAACGCGATTAATCTAGAAGTCATGCTCCAGAAAGAAGCTGCTTCCGTGGGAATAGCCCCTAAAATTAAAGAGTATAGTTTGAAAGACAAATACATAGTAATGGAAGCTCTAGATAAAGACATGTATTCAAAAATGCAAAAAAGAGGTGGAAAACTTTCTCAGAAGAACCAAAGAGAAATCCTGAGGATGTTTAAATTATTGGATAAGATTGGTATCTTTCATAAAGATCCAAATCCTCTGAATTTTATGTTTGACGAAGTGGGGCAATTATTTTTAATAGATTTTGGTTTTTCTGCTAGAATAGATGTGAAAAAGGATGGTTCTACTCCGAATAAAGATCAGATGACTTTGGGGTTACTTCTAAAGTTTAAAGCTCTTTTTCCGGGTGTAGAGTATCCTATACTCGTTAAATCGCTCAAACCACAATTGTTAGCTATCTTAGATATGAACAAACAATAAAAAATGAATTACATCAATAATTATTATTGATGTAATAAAAAAATGCCTGCTTTAGAAATTTCTAGAACAAAATCTAAGAGAAAAAGAAACGGTAAAAAATCTGAGATATGGAAGAGTCCAATTTTTTGGTTACTCTTGCTACTTTTGATAGGTGGTATTGTAGGTGTCATATTGGCTATTACGAGTAGAACATCGAGTGGTAGTGGACCATCTCCGGGACCAACACCTAAACCAACACCTAAACCAACACCTAAACCAACACCTAAACCAACACCTAAACCAACACCTAAACCAA